CTCGGCCACCTCGTCCAGCAGCATGGCCCAGCTGGTGGGCTGGGGCAGGCGGGCCACGTTCAGGCGCTTGGTGCCGCCCTCGGTGTCGATGAACACAGGGCTCGGGAAGTGGGAGGCAAAGGTGCTTTTGCCGATGCCCTCCGGGCCGTACAGCACGGTTTTGACGGGGGCGGTCTGGATGCCGCTGGTGACTGCATACTTGCTCATTTAAAACGCTCCTTTCGTCCAGCTCCGGGGCTGGGGCTTCTCTTCGGGCGGCACGGCGTCCTTGACCATGCCGTCCTCAATGATGATCTGGCACTCACTGCCGGTGGAAACGCGGGTAGCAATGGCCTGCAGGCCCTCGGCTTCCAGCCAGGCGGAAAACTCCTGCAGGGTGGTCATGTCCATCTGCTCCAGCTTGTCCAGCAGAACAAAGCCGCAGTCCGGGTTCAGCCGGCGCACGATGGCGGCGGCCACCCGCAGCTGGTCACTGCCGGACATATCCCGCCAGTGCTTGCCTTTGTAAGTAAGGACGCCGTCCTCCACGCTCAGCCCCGGCAGCGGCAGGTCTGCGCCGTTCAGCAGGGCCATGCGGTCGGCACGCTTCTGCTGGATGGATTCGGTCAGGCGGTCGTACTCGCTGGCGTACTGGGCGGCTTCGTCCTCAGCCCGGGATTTTTCCAGGTTGGCCCGCACCTTGCGGTTGGTCTCCTCAATGTCCCGGATGGAGGCTTCCAGCTCGGCGGTGGATTCGTCCTGAAGATCTTCAGCAGCAGTCTGGGCGATTTTTACATCGGCCTGCATGGTCACCAGCCGCTGCTTTTCGCCAGTCAGCTGAAACTCAAGGTCTGCAACGACCTTTTTCTGCCGTTCAAGCAAATCCGAGAGCTGGGCCAGCTGCGTCCGCTTGCGCTGGTTCTCGCCATTCCGGGCCAGAATGTCCTGCTGCTGGCGGATGAGCTCGGAGGCGCTCACCGGCTCGTCCGGGGCTTCCGGGTAGGAGATCATTTCCTCGGCAAAGTGCTTTTTCTGGGCGGCCAGCTGACCGGTGAAGGTGCGCTTGTCGTACAGGCCCTTGATCTCCAGATCCCGGGTGTGCAGCTCGGCCCCAATGCCGATGATGCGCAGCAGGATGTCAGACTTTTCCTTGTCGCTGGCGTCCATGAAGCGGGGCAGGTCGAGGGCCAGCGGCTCCACAAAGGCGTTGAGCAGCTGCTGGCCGCTGCGGCGGCCCGTGGGGTCGGTGACGGTCAGGCTGGCATTTTTGCCCTTGCGCTCCACCACCACGCCGTTGGACAGTGTGACCTTGAGGTGAGCCGGGGCGACCGCACCGTCCCGCTGTGCGGCAGTGGGGCGGAAGCGCTCCCCGCCCAGCGCCCACGCCAGCGCGTCCAGCACACTGGTCTTGCCCTGATTGTTGTTGCCGCCCACGAGAGTGAGCCCGGTGGGCGACGGCGCAAAGGCCACCGCCTTGATGCGCTTGACATTTTCGGCCTCAAGGGCCGTAATGGTTACAGACATCTGGATACCTCCCCTTGGATCTGTCCGAGTGTGTGAACGAGCATATTGGTCAGCTGCTCCCGCTGTTCGGGCGGAAGCCTGCGGAGGGACGGGACCACCATTTTGCCGATGTTCTGGAAAGAACGGTCGGCCAGCAGCACGTTGTCATAGGAGCTGTGGGCATCCTGTTCGCTGCCGGAAGGGGCCTGTTCCAGCTGTGCCCGCAGGTCGGCGGTCATCTCGGCGGCTATTTCCCTGGCCTGACGCTCCACCTCTTCCTTGTCCACCACCGCGGTGATGGGCTGGTGCTTCAGTGCGTCGTTCTCGGCCTTGAGCTTGTCACCCCGGAGCTTGGCCGCCTCGGCCACCTGCCGGGAGCCTGCCAGTTGGTTCTCCGCGTCCTTGGCGCGGGCTTCGGCCCTGTCGCGCTCAGCTTCGGCTTTCTGGCGCTGGAGGTTGGCCGCAATGCGGCTCTCGTCTGCATCGTGGTAGCTCTGCTGGAGCTTGGCGTTCTGCTCGGTCAGGCCCTGAACATCCGCAAGGGCGGCATCCCGCTGGGCTTCGACATCTTGGATGTGGCTTTCCGCCCAAGCAGCCCGATTCTGGGCACCCAGCAGCTTGTCCCGCTCAGCCTCGGCAGCATCGGCCCGCTCTTTCTCGGCTTTGATCTGGGCCAGCAGGTCCTGATACTCCTTGTTCGTGGAAACCTCACCGTTCTTGACCTTCTCCACCAGCTCTGCCGGAGCGCTGGGCTTTGCCACGGCATACAGCAGGGTCGGCGGCAGGGCTTCCAGAATGGCCCGCTGGCGGGGGCTGCTGCCGTCCATCAGGGCAGAGACCTGCAGCAGGTTGTAGGCGGTTGACTTGGTGATGCCGATAGAGCAGCACCATGCCCGGAACGTATCATCTTTTTTTGCGAACTGGCCGTTGTCCAATTGTTGGACAACGGTGCCACACAGTGCATCATGGGCGGCGGCAATGGCATTGCCCATGTGGACAAGGCCGCGCTCGGCCAGTTTTTTGCCGTGACGGTACTCATCCTCAGCAAAGTGCAGGTCATCCACCGTCTGTGCATCCAGCCCCGAGTAATCGAACGCCGGGCGGATCTCGTCCGGGATCGTGGTCAGGGGCTTGCTTTGCAGAGTGTCCATGCTGTCCATGCTTTCCAGCGCTGCAGCTGCGTCCAGTTTGGAGGGCATCATACCCGCACCTCCGTGTCCTTCAGACGGTCCAGCAGCTCGGCGAGCAGGGCACCGGACAGCGGCTTGATGTCGCCGCCACGCCAGCCATAGCAGAAGATGGTGCCGCACAGGGGCTGGCCGCGCACCACACGGTTGACCGGCTGGCCCGCCGTGCGGAAGAACAGCACCGCCGGGGT